ATATATAATGGAAAAGTTTCAATATCACAGGTGTGATATATAGAAAGCAAAAAAACACAAGTAGAATGGACTTACTTAATCAATTAAAAACTCTTAGGGAAACAACCACTAACCCTGAAGTTAGATCGATTTGCGAATCCCACATTAATAAAATACAAAATGGGGAATCTGTAAATGAATCCGCAATCCTTGAATCTGTTGACCAGGTAGTAAAGGAAAGTGAAGGCGAAACCGCTGCAAATCCTATCGAAATGCTAAGACAGCAAGAAATAGAAAGATCTAAATCAGCAGCTCAAAAACTAATGGAATCTTGGGGTGGTATTGGATCTAATACCTCTAAAAATTCTGGATCTTATGTAGATGGTAAGAAAGATGATTCTGTTGAAGTTACTAATATTTCTGAGAGTCTTAAGGAGGTGGCAGAAAAGGATCCTTCAGCTAAAGCATTCATTGATTCACAGGCAGTTAATAATCTTGGTGTATACGAGTCTATTCTATCTTTGAAAGGCACTGGCATTTACGAGCATCCGAATGTAAAAATCCTTTGCGAGAAATTTACTCATCTTTTAAAGAACAATAATACCCCTGAATTTTTATTAGCTGAGGCATTTGTCCAGGAGCTACAAAACTTCAACTGGGATAACAAAGTAAAATCAGCAGTAGAGACAATTAAGGAAAACGTCGCTTCGCTAAGACCTGAGATTGAGGTTTCAAAGGCTTTATATTCTATTGAAAAGAACGCTGGTGCTGATTTCTATTCTCCAGTAACAGAATCTCTGAATAAGTGGTTGATATCAGAGAATAAGTCCGTTTCACTTTTGTCCAAAGAGATCTCGAGATGGTCTTTTAACCCGACGGTAAGAAATCTTGTTAATACGCTTTCTTTAATGGAATCCTCAGAGTCTAAGCTAAGTATACCGGTTAACAATGGTAATTCTTCTGTGAGGAAAGTTTATTCTCCAGTACACGTTTCTGGTGGTAAGACAGTATTTACTATTGGTAGTAATGTATTTGAAGGTAATTCTGAGGGAATCAAGAGACTCTCGAATGTTGAATACTCTGCTCTGCCAGAGTCATTTAAAACTTTGTTAGGGTCATTTTACTCTCCGATGGTTAAAATTAACGAAAGCGGACTAAGTTTCTATGTTGGAAACAGCAGCTTCAAGATTGTGGAAGAGTCTGACTCTGTATCAATCTATTCTAAAGAGAATAAGATTAACTTTAGTGACACAACTCAATTGGCAAAGCAGATAGCATTAGAAATATCTGGAAGCTTGGGAGTTAATGAGTCGAAAGCAGTTTCTGACATCATTAATCTTTATGAAAACTTCTCAAATGTTGTTGAGCTTGATTTTGCTAAAAGGTTAGAATCTAAAGTTTTCGAAGGTGTATCAGTAAACTTGATTAAATGGAACTCAAACCTTTATCTTAACAGGATCAACGAAGGAATGAACGAGAATTCTTTATTCCAAGTAAATGGTACGCAAGCTACTTCAATGGTTAAGGATCTTATGAAATATGATATTTCTGAAGGATTAACTGAATTCTTGGACGGTGAGAATAGAATTAAGTCAATTATGCTTAATGATAGAAAGCAAATTATTGACAATATCGCTATTGTAGAAAATGAGATCAATAAGATCTCACAAGCAATGGCTACCAACCCACTTTACGAAAACTCTAAGGAAATGGCAAGAGCCAAGCATATGCTTGAGCAGGAGCTATCTTCGCTTAGGAAAAAATGGTCGGCTGTTAACGAGGAGATCGAAAAAATAGAATCTTCTTCTGTTGAAATGGAGGATTTAAACGAGGATCAAAAATTCACCGTTGGTGATTACGTAAAGGTAAAGGAGTCCGGAAATACAGGAAAGATTATTTCTATGGATAGTACGTCAGGTTCTTACACTGTACTAATGGATAACGGAAGAACCGGTGATTTCAGAATGGATGAAATCGTTGACATTGAGGAAGCTCTAAAATCTGCTGGTGAAGAAAATCAGGAAGCTGATGAAACTCAAGAGGAGGTTAAAGAGAACGAAACACCGATAGAAACTGCTGAAGAAAATACAGAGGATGCTTTGGAAGAGTCTTCTCAGGATATGGCAGTAGCTCCGGAGAACAAAACAGCATCTGAAAAGGATAAAACTCCAGCTTCTACACTAAAGGCAAATACTTCTGAAGCACCTGCAGCTAAGGATCAAGATGAAGCTGGTAAAAAAGATATCGAGAAAGAAGACCACGCTAATTTAGAAGAAGCTCCTGAAGGAAGCGAAAAGGAAACTGATTATAGCGTTAAGCTTAAGGATTCTTTGGTTGATAAGATTGGGTATAACGTAAATGAAAATACAGAGGAAGTGGAGTCATCAGATAACGAAATGGCTACAGCTCCTTCCGAAGGAAATTCGGAGTTGTCTGAAAGAGATGTTGAAAACACAGATCAGCAATTAGCAGAAGCACCGGGTGGAAGATCTCATGCGGATTATGAGGTAAAATCAGTTAAAGCTGAAGAGTCAAATCCTGACATGGTAAAAACAGACTCAGACATGGCATCTGCTCCTGGAGATGGTACTGACAAGGAATTACATCACGAAGTTGGCGATGAGATGGGATATAACCTTGATGAGGCTGATGATATGGAAAAAACAGATCAGCAATTATCAGTTGCCCCTGGTGGTGAGCACAAAGCAGAATATGATGTTGAAGTTGCCAAGGCAGAAAAAGCAGCAGCCGATATCATGAAAACTAACCAGGAATTAGCAGAAGCACCAGCAGCTGGTACTGAAGCAGAAACTGATTTAGAAGTTAACCCAGAAATGGGATATAACATTGACGAAAGCGAGGAGTCAAAAAAAAACTAAGAAAAATACTTAGTAAAGTTTGGTCTTTTGCTCCTACGGGAGAGGAGCAATCTGAATCTCCAGAGCCTTTCGTCGATAATATCGAAGATAAAATGAGCGTCGCCCCAGATGGAAAGGAACCTACTGGGGACACGCTCATTTCTTCTGAAGATGGTACCGAAGAGGATAAGGCTTAGGTCGAAACTAACCTCGAGGTTTAAACTAAAAATAATATAAGTATAAAGGTTATGGCAAAGGCTTATGTAAGGAATAAAGATCTGATGGCTGCAGTATTGGAGTCAAAGGAAAAAGGTGAACTCACACCTGAGACTATAGAGATGTTTGGCCTAATGGTTCAAGGTATATCTAAGAAGATGGCTTACCGGGATCCTGATGATAAAGCAGACTGTATGGCTTTTGCTATGGAGGACCTTTGCAAATATTGGAATAGGTTCAATCCAGAAAAATCTAATAACCCCTTTGCATACTTTACACAGATAGCTAAAAATGGTTTTGCTAAAGGATGGAAAAAAATACATCCACCAAAAGCTCCAAAAACTATTCCTTTTTCATACATAACCGGAGATGACAATACGTATAATGTGTAGAAATGCCGGATATAAAAAAAATAAAACCCAACGGGGATTATAAGTCTGGACTATATGTAGCTCAAAACCCAGACAAATATATCGGCGACGTTCATAACATAATATGTAGATCCTCGTGGGAATTTAGATTTTGTCGCTATTGTGACAATAATGAAAAAATCCTTAAATGGAGTTCTGAACCTATATCAATTCCTTATTACAATCCATTAGATAAGAAAGAGCATCAGTATAATGTGGATTTTTATATGCAGGTCCTTAAAGATGATGGACAAACACAGGATTGGATAATAGAGGTAAAGCCAGAAAAGCACTTTAAGAGACCGATTCTAGAGGGAAATAGCACACTCAAAAAGCTTAAGTCTTATAATCACAAGATGCAAATATGGATTACCAACCAAGCAAAATTTAAAGCGGCTCAGAGATGGGCAGATGCTAGAGGCTATAAATTCGGCGTGGTTGATGAGAATTTTTTATTTAAGAGCAAGTGAAATCCTTTGAAGAGCAGATAAAGGATTTGAGGGATGGATCTAGTTCGGTCTCTCAGGTTTCGACCGATTCAAACAGATACTTTTTTGGTAAGTATGGCCCAGGCGGTGATGGTGGTAATATGAAATTTGATGGAAATTTTATACCTGGGAAAATTTATTCAGCTTCATATAAAACCAAGACAATGGTTTCTGAAAAACATCCATTCATAGATAGGTCTCCAATATTCATGTTTGTAAAGAAGGAAAGACATAACGGTTCTGATATTCTGATTTCTCTAGATCTTAATGTTATTCCTCCCGACTATAGAGGGAACATTTTATTCAAATTATGGGAACAGTACTTTCCCCTATTTAAGGAAAATTCCCAGCTTCCTTACTCCTCTCAAGCTCCGGTAAGAAATATTACTCAATCTTTTGACAGGCTCCTAAGCGGGACTGGGTGGAAAACATCTTTAACGGGCTTTAAGAGGGATTTTATAGCAGAAGTGAGCGTTGTAGATTATGAGGATTGGGTCAGAATCCCATATATTTCCGATTTTAGGATAGAGGGTCAATCTACCAGTGGGATATATAATGATTATAGATCGAAATTAAATGCTTAGTCTCTAATACAAAAACTAGATCATATTACTATAAATGGCCGGATTTAACGAAAATCAAGAAGGAAGCCCAATATTCCAGAGAATACGAGAGTCTGTAAAGTCTCTTAGTAACTTTGGTATGAGATATGGTGATATGGTGATTAAGAACTCGCAAGCTATCGGGTCGATAGAAGCTGAGTTCATGAAAAAGCAAGCTATTGACGATGAAAGCTTGCTTTATTCTTTAGGAAGGCAAGACACTACAACCAGGCAGTTTATTAGTTATTATGATAAAGATTATGCTGGTAAAAGGGATTATCTAAGAAAGTTTGCTTTAAATCCTGAAATTGAGTACATCCTGGATACCGTTTGTGATGAAGCTATAACTTTCGATCCCCAAAACTTCTTCGCACATCCTGCATTCCTAAACTTAACTGACGTAAAGGACAAAGTAAAGGATAGAATCGACGAAAACTTTAAAAAGCTGTACGACATGTTCGGCTTTACTGATGATATAAGTGCTTGGCAATACTTCAGGCAATTGATGGTTGATGGATTCCTTGCCTTTGAGATTGTATATAATGACAAGGGTAAGGAGATAATAGGATTTAAGGAATTAGATGCTACAACTCTAATGCCTTCTGTTGAAAAACAGCCAGACGGAACATATCTAAATGTTTGGTATCAGTATCCTAATGATATTAACAAGAGAAGGATGCTCTATGATTCTCAGGTTATTTATATTTCTTTTGCCAAAGGTAATACAGTTTCTCGGGTTAGTTATGTTGAAAGACTTATTAGGCCTTACAACATTCTAAGAATTATAGAATACACCAGGGTTATTTGGTCTGTAATGAACGCATCTTTTAGAATGAAGATGACGGTACCAATTGGATCGAGGTCACCTCAAAAGTCAATGCAGACCTTAGGTGAATTGATGAGTATCTACAAAGAAGATATTAGGTTTAATGATGAGAGCGGGGAATTAACTGTAGATGGTAGACCTAAAATACAGTTCTACAAAAATTACCTTATGCCTTCTGGTGTAAATGGTACTCCAACTATAGAGCCTATAAATAATGCTGGACCAAACCTTAACGACCCTCAACCGCTTGCTTACTTTTATGACAAGCTGGTTCAAGAATCGAAGGTTCCTTTTTCTAGATTCCAGGGTCCTGACGGCGGATCGATTGGAAATTATTCAAATGGCGCTGAAGGACTTGATAAGGAAGAAATAAGATTTGCCAAGTTTATTACTAGGCTTAGATCTATTTTCCAAGATGTCCTTGTTAAGCCACTTTGGATACAGATGTGTAAAGACTTCCCCGAGCTGGAGAAGGATTATTTGTTCAAGAGTCAGTTGGGCTTGGAATTTGTTTCTGATAATCCGTTTAGGATAAACCAGGAGATAGAAACCATGCTTAAAAAGAAGGAGCAAATAGATGGCATGTACACTTTAACCGACGACTCCGGTGAGCCCTTCTTCTCTTTAGCTTATTTAATTGAATCCCATCTGGGTATGAATGCTGATGATATTAAAGGTAATAAGGAGGCGATTCAAAAAAGGAAGGAAGAAGAAGCTAAAAAGGCTGAAGAAGAAAAGGATGAAGATGAAGCACAGGAACCCGCAGAGGAATCAACGGAGGAAGCCCCTCCTCAAGAATAAGTAATAAAGGATGGCAGGATTTTTAGATTACGTAGCAGAAAGATCTTTCCTTGGGAATCTTTATAAGAATTTATCCAAGGTGGGGAGATTTGGTATGGAGTACGAAGACATGGTTATTCGTAACTCCCAAGCTATTGGTGCTACAGAATCTAATTTCTTTAATGAGCAAGGTACAGGATTCACTGAGAATAATGCTTTTTATTGGACTCTTGGTTATCAAGATACTAAGGTAAGAAAGTATATAGCATATTTCGATAAGGACTATTTAGGCAAAAGAGACTTCCTTAGGAAATTTTCCCTTAACGGCGAAATTGATTTTATCTTAGATACACTTACAGACGATGCTATAAATTATGATGACAAGAATTTTATTGGGTATCCATCTCTTTCTAATATAGACCTAAAGCCTAATATTATAGATAAACTAGACGAAAACTATAGAAACATGTATATGCTTTTTGGTTTTCAACAGGGAATACTAGCTTGGCAATATTTTAAGCAATTTCTTATAGATGGATTTCTTGCTTTTGAAATCGTATATTCCACCGACGGTAAAAAAATAGTTGGTTTTAAAGAGCTAGACCCTACTTCATTGCAACCTGCTACACAACCTCAACCAAATGGTGAGTATCAACAAATATGGATTCAGTATCCTGGTGATAGCAAGATGACCAGAAATCTTAAAAGCGAGCAGGTTATCTATATTTCTTACGCAAAGGGTAATACTATATCTAGGGTAAGCTATGTAGAACGTTTAATTAGATCCTATAATATTCTAAGAATCATGGAAAACACCAGGGTTATATGGAATGTTATGAATGCATCATACAGACTAAAATTTGTAATTCCTGTGGGTTCCCAATCTCAACAAAAGGCAATGCAGACATTGGGACAGCTTATGTCTATTTACAAGGAAGAAATGGAAATAAACGATTCTTCGGGTGAACTCACTGTAAATGGTAGACCGAAGGTTCAATTCTATAAGAACTACTTATTTCCGGAAAAAGATGGGCAATCTCCCCAAATTGAAACATTAGATCCTAATGGTCCTGATTTCAATGTAATGGATAACGTAATTTATTTCTACAATAAGCTTAAACAGGATTCAAAGATACCATATGCAAGGTTTGCTTTCAGAAACGGAACTCCTGCTAATTATCAAATTAGCATCGACCAATTGGAAAGGGATGAGATTAGATTTGAGAAATTCCTAACAAGGCTCAGATCTATTTTCCAAGAAATATTGGTGAAACCCTTGTATATACAAATGTGTCTTGATTTTCCTGAATTATCTAAGGACAGATCTTTTAAATCAAATTTAGGCCTAACTTATGTTAGGGAGAATCTTTTTGAAGAATTTATACAGCTTCAGAATTATACTAAGAGAGCACAGTTTGTAAATGATCTTGGTGAGATGAAGCAGAAGATTGGTGAAGAGGAAGAACCTTATTTTGATAAGAATTTCCTAATAAAGAGGTATCTTGGACTTACGATGGACGAGTATAAGAAAAACGAGAAGTATAAGGAGATGGAGCAGAAAAAGGCCGAGGAAAAGGCTAAGGAAGCTGGAGGTGAGGAGGAATCTTCAGATAGTTTCACACTATAAATAAGTAAGGTTCTTAAATCAATTTTTATGTTAAAGGTTTTAGTAGTAGGTGAACTCTGTATAGATCGGTTTGTTTACGGAGAGGTAAGTAGAATGTGCCCAGAAGCTCCAGTTCCTGTTTTTAACCCAATCGAAATTGTAGAAAATAATGGGATGGCGGGGAACGTCGTGGATAACCTGAATTCTTTAAGTGATGACATAGAGGTTGTTCATTGGCATCAGGCTAATAAGATAGAGAAAATTAGGTTCGTTGAGAAGAAGAGTAACCATATGATTGTTCGGGTTGACGAGGGCGAAAGTTTTCCAATGGATTCTTTTTCCTTTATGTCTTCTAGAAAGAGAGGTACGATTAACGAGTCTGATCTGGTAATAATCAGCGACTATAACAAGGGATTTCTTACCACATCTCATATAGAGCAAATAGCTAATCAGGGCAGCTTGGTTCTTATGGATAGTAAGAAGAAATTGTCTGAAGATCTTATACAGGAAATAACATTCGTTAAACTGAATGAGATAGAATATGAAAACAACAAGGACCTGGCGGATAAGTACCCAGAGAAGTTTATAATAACCCTAGGTTCCAATGGTGCTATGTTTAACGGAGAGATCTACCCAAGTTCAAATCCACAGGATACCATCGATGTAAGTGGTGCTGGAGATACTTTTATATCTGCCTTTTCGCTGAAGTACTTATCTACTGGTAATACTGGTGAATCTATTGAATTTGCTAATAGCGCTTGTGCAAATGTGGTAAATAAAAAGGGGGTAGCAGTACCAGATTCTTCGTTTAGGATATAATAATCCGTCTCAATTTTTTAGCTAATTAAATCCACTTTGCTGTGGATTCTTTTTTTATTTGCGTTCTTATTGCTTAGTTTTGTTTAAAATACACTGATATGCTTAAAGAGCTAGAAATATTTTGCCAGCTGGAAGAACTTACAGGTAACGGTTCACAAAAGGAGAAACAGAGATTGATCTCGCAAAATCTCACCGAGGAGATGTCTTATATTCTGGATATCTGTTTTAATCCATTTGTAACAACCAAACTACACAAACTAGACCTCTCAGAGGAGCAACCAGTGAGAAGTTATTCAACAAATCCCGATTCATTTTGGGATTCCTTTGTTTCTCTCATAGAGGATCTGAAGAATGCTCCAGCAGCCAATGATTTATTGAGAGGAAGGGCGCAAGATTTACTGGACCATTCTTTTGTGCAATACCCAGATCAGGATCTCGAAATAAGAAAGATGCTTATGAGGATCCTCACTAAGAGAATGAATGTAGGAATTGGCGCAAAGCTTATAAACAAAGCTGTCGGGAAGGAAATCATTCCAGATCCTTCTTTAATGTTAGCTACGGATAAGCAGGAGGAAATTGAAAAGTGGGATAAAATATATTGCGAGGAGAAATACGACGGTGTTCGTGTTATTGCCATGATGAATCCTGATAGATCATTCTCTTTTTATACTCGTGCTTTTAATGAGTTGGATGCCTCTAAGCTTAGTAACATTGCTAAGGATCTTTCCCTTATCTCTGATGCAGCTGGACATACTGCTATTTTCTATGATGGCGAGTTAACAGATTTAAACAGAAAGTCTGTTTCGGGAAAGGTGACACAGATTCTTAAAGGCACAGCCCCAGACAATATAGATGCAAATTTCCTTTTTAATGTGTTTGATATGGAGGATAATTCAACACTCGAAAAAGGAAGGGGCTCTGTTCTTTATATTAAAAGGAGAAAGAAGCTATCAGAAACGCTGGACCTTCTACCAGAGGGATCAAATATTAGGTTAGGTCAGATGTGGGAGGTGGATTCTATGGAGGATACCTTGGTCATTTATAAAGACATTGTAAATCAAGGTGGAGAAGGAGTTATATGTAAAAACGACCACCTCTATGAATGTAAAAGAAGTAAAAGTTGGATAAAACTTAAAGAGGTCAACGATTGTGATCTCGAAGTTGTTGGGTGGTATCCAGGCGAGGGTAAAAGGGAGGGATTTATAGGTGGACTGGATTGCACTGATAAATCAAAAACTCTCAACGTAAAAATTGGTTCTGGATTTACTGATAAAGATCTAGAAATACTAAGCGAAAATCCGAATGATCTTATAGGTAAGATTGCAGCTGTGCAGTATAACGTAACAATTACGGATAAGCACGAAAATCGAAGTCTTTTCTTACCCAGGTTTATAGAAATTAGGAACGATAAATCCGACCCAGACGACATGTCTAACTTGTTCTAAATGGGAAACTTAAGGCTCTTTTTTCTGTACAAGAATAAAGAGCTTTTTTATGATAGACCAACTCCTTACTGAGAAGTTAAGACCGAAAGAAATTAGACACATGATCCTCCCTGATAGGATCCGGTCTTTATTTGATAATAAGGGACTAAATCACAATGTACTTTTAGCAGGATCTCCTGGATGTGGGAAAACCACTCTGGCAAAGATACTTTCGAACGGTCTCCCGCACATCTTTATAAATGTTTCTGATGAGAGTTCAGTAGACACTATCAGAACAAAGATAAATGACTTTTGTTCCACCATGAGCATTATGGATGGTAAGTCTTCTAAAAAGGTTGTTGTCCTTGATGAGTTTGATGGTGCTTCCGATCAATTTTATAAGGCTCTTAGAGGTACAATAGAAAAATTTGCTTCTAATACAAGGTTCATAGCTACTTGTAATTGGCTCAATAAAGTACCAGATGCTATACAAAGCAGATTTGAGGTAATTAACTTTGATCCGATAAATCAAGCGGAGGAAGAGAAGATACGGACAGAATGGAGATCCCGAATCAAGCTAATTCTGGGCAAACTTTCTATTTCAATAGATGATGCTTCACTTGATGAGTTTGAGAAGGAGTACTTCCCAGATCTTAGATCTTCTCTTAACCGTATTCAATCTTGGGTGATTGAGGGAGTTAAAGAGATAGATATATCAAGGGTACGAGATTCTGGATGGTCTTACGAGGATCTTTATAATATGATATTTACATCTAAAGATCCAATAGGAAATTACCAAATAATCGTTGGTCAATACTCATCAAAGGTTGATGACGTAATGGCAGCACTCGGGGAGGAGTTTATTCAATGGATTATGAAGAATAAATCATCTCACTCAAATATCGTACCTGCTGTGGTAGTTGAGGTTGCTCATCATCAGGCCCAAAGACAGTTGGTAATAGATCCTGTTGTTAGTTTACTTTCCCTCATTTTTAAGATACAAAAATTTATAGACTAATGGATTTATTACCAGAAGAGATTCGAAAAAACACTTACCTCTATAAGTTTTATAAAAGAGGTGAAAAAGCCATTATGTATGAGCAAACAGAACCAGATAGTGGTATTACTGTTGCTTACGAGGTATTTAAAAGAAAAATAGATAAGCCAAAGATTGTTTTTGGAATTCAGCTCAATGAAAGGGAGATATTCCCAGGTAACGAGGATTTTGGTAAATGGGCTTGGGCAATTTCTGACGAGGGTAGAGCCTTAGAAAAGTTTGATTTGATAGAGAACCAAGTGGATGAATAAACAGGGTTTAATATTTTTTTTAATTATTGCTTTAGCACAGTCGGGAGCTTGGTTCCAACAATTTTCTCAAGTTAGGTGGGATTGGTTTAGAAACAACACCTGGTTTAACATTGGGATTTTAGGAATTGTCCTATCTATACTTTTTGTCTATGGAGCTAGAGTAGGATACGCAGCATGGGAAAGTGTGTGGAAAGTAAGATTAATACAATTCTCTATCGGTGCTTTTGTTGTTTCTTTTTGGAGTTGGATAATCTTAGGTGAGGGTGTCAATTTAAAAACATTTGTTTGCCTTTTACTAGCTTTAATGATTATCATCATACAGGTTTTTTGGAAATAATATGAAGAGACTTATAATAGTTGGTAAAGGTGGCTCTGGTAAGGATCACTTAAGAAAAATACTACAGGGAAGGGGACTTAGGTATTGTGTTTCCCACACCACTAGGCCCCCAAGGGAAGGAGAGGTAAGCGGTAAAGATTATCATTTTATATCTTCAGATACCGCACATCAGGAGTTTATTAGATCTGGTAATTACTATGAATACGTAATTTTTAACGGGTGGATTTATCTTACCTCCCTGGATGAATTCAATGCTAGTAACCTGTTTATTATGACCCCCTCTGGACTTCTTTCTATGAAGCCTGCGGATAGAAAAGAATCCGTTGTACTATACTTAGATATTGATGAAAAAACAAGGAGATCTAGGTTATCTAAAAGGAATGATGCAGATAAGCTCGAAAGGAGATTAGAAGCTGATTATAATGACTTTGAGGATTTTATTGATTATGATTTTAGAATTACAGACCCTTATTTTAAGGATATTGGTGAATTTGGAAATTTAAATTTTTATAGAAATGATTAATATACTTATAGATGGCAATTATATCTTCCATAAGACCTTTGGTGTTTTTGGTGGATATGGAAATAAGAATCCCATGGATATCCTCGGAACTTCCAATGAGCAATCCATGTTCATTCGCAAGATTTCAACTGATCTTACATCTTCTTTAAGATCTATCCCAACTGGTGGTAGGTTAGTTTTTGCTGCTGATAGTAGAAGCTGGAGGAAGGATGTTGAGATTGAGGGTGGTGGTTATAAATCTAATAGGGTAAAGGACGAAGAGGTTGACTGGAGCGTATTTTTTAACCTCCTTACTTCTTACGGGGAACATTTGGAAAAAATGGGATTTATTTTTTCTAAGGTAAATGGAGCTGAAGGTGACGATTTGTTATATTTCTGGGCTGATTATCTAACCTCGAAGGGTGAAAATTGTATCATAATCTCTGGTGACAAAGATCTACATCAGCTTGCAAGGTGGAAGCAAGACAATTGGACAATTGTGTGGAACGCTAATTCCAAAAATAATATACTCTCAGTTCCCAAAGGGTGGGAAGAGAAATGGTTAAATAAGAACTCTGAGGCATCTGTTTTTGACATGGGAAGCATAATGGACCCAGATAAGGAAAAGCTTAAGGAGTTTAAAAAGAAGGTGGATGTTAATGAGATATCCCCCCGGGATTTTGTTTTTGTAAAGATGCTCGTTGGTGATAAAGGAGATGCAGTACCTGGTATTTGGGAGGTAAAAAATGGTTCTAGAATCCAGAGGGTTACCCCAAAAAAGGCAGAAGTTGTATTGGAATCCTTGCAAACCACTAAGTGGGCAAAGCTGCCTTTTTCTGATTTAATTGACGATGATGAATTTTTGGAATGGACTGCTGGATATTGCATTAGGTTACTGAAGGATATAGACAGTAAGGAAAACAGGGAGAAAGCAGCTAACAACCTAAGGAGAAACTATAAACTTATGTGGCTGGATAAAACTGTTATACCCTCTGAAGTTATTAGTGGAACTATAGAGGAGCTAAAGAGAGGAATATCCTTGGAGAAAAAGTCTATAACGTTAGACAGGGTTAAGATAATTGAAGGGACAAATTGGGTAAGTTCCCAAAATGCTCCCAGCCAGTTTGACCCATTTAAAGACTTTAATTAATGGAGCTTTTTGACGTAGTAAAAACCATATTCAAAAAAGATCAGGACTGGGATAAGGTTTCTAGAAATGATAAGGTGAGAAATTTTTTCATGATTAATAGGATTATGTCAATCCAGTTCCCGATACAGGCAGACCAATTCAATCACACTAAAATCTTACCAAGACCTGTAGTTGATTGGTGGCACGGAACCCTAAGCAAGCACTACACCAAAATTCCAGGATGGATATTTACGAAAACTAAAAAAAGCAAAAAAGGTTCGGCTGCTAATACGAACTACGAAGCTTCGCCAGATGTTGAAAAGTTTGTTATGAATAGGTTTGAAATATCCAGGAGAGAATTAGTGGACCTTAAGAAGTTTTACCCAGAAAAATATCAACAGTGGATGGAATCAATTAAGGAACAATTAGATATGACAAAGAAGTAGGTTCGATATATAACATATACGCTCCTAATGGACATGATATGAGAAAGGATTTCAGAAAACTTATAGAAAAGGTAATTCAGAATTTAGACTGGGACACAATTTTCGAAATACACAAGGCCTTCAAATTTGGTATTGGTGAAGGGAGTGAGGTAATACCTGGATTGAAAAGAAAGATTTTTAGCGAAGATCTTACAAAAAATGATGTAAAGAGCGAACTAAAAGCATTGTTAAGATTTGTAATCAATAATGATATTTCTAAGTTTTCTTACGGCCCTTGGATGCTATTCTGGTTTAATCAAGATTGGGATATAATGTTTGAAGATCCTGAGGTTGATGACCTGACCGAGGCGGAATTGGAGGAATTTAAAGTTGATTCTAGATTGGAGGTAATCTTTTCTCCCCAAAGGATTTGTTTGACTGTTGATGCTAGACCGGAAGTAAACGGGGATGAGTTATCAAGTGAAGAGGTAATTCTAACAAAAATGCTTAAAAGAGCTTTAAAATCTGAAAACTATGAACTTGCTGGAAAAATACAGGAAGTCTTGGATTCAAATAATTCTGAGTCAACAACAGATAAATAGATAAAATAAATTCAAACCTTGAGGTATATTAAAACTATAAATGAATTTTTTGATGTTGGTGTATTTGGTGACACTTATGGATATGGCGGAGCTAATGGTATCTTTAAGGTTCAGTATAAACCCTACAAGGATCTTTCAGTTTCTGTTGGTCCTGACCCAAATCAAAAAAGGAATGTAAGAGGGTCTCAATTTCAGGTTGGTGATTTAGTTATAGGTATTCCTGTAGATTCCAAAGACAAAGTTGCGGGAATGATCGTAAGGGCGGAAAGAACCCCAGATAACAAGTCCTATAAGTACTTCGTACAGGTTCACTCGAAAGGTAAAGATAGCGAGGAGGTTTTGGAGCTTATCCCAGACTCCGTTGAATTTATTGATAACGGGGATAAAGGACACAAGCAAATAATATCCCACTTTAAACTAGATACTATGCCCTCTGGTGTTTACAATTCTCCTACGGTATACAACAACACTAAGCTTGGAATCGAAGCTATTGGAAGTTAGAAACTTTTGATCGTTTGCCTGCTAAAACACTTTGATGATACTAGGCAGGAATTTAAATCGGATAGGTTATACTAGCAAGGTAATTGGTCCAAAGACCAAGGACGTGTCTATTTTTGCCGAAACTGTGTTGGGACTAGTTTCAGAAAATCAAGAAAGAGGCATATCTGTTACCTGTATAGAGGTAGAACAAGGATTCCATCCTTTGGACTTTTCCGTCATCGAGGACGGTAGCCAGGAATCTGATGTTATCTGGGAAGTTTTCCAATTTTTGAAGTCAAATCGACATCGTCTTTTCTTCTTCCTGCCAAGTTACTATTTTTTGGGGAGTCAAATTCCTGAAGTTGTAACTGGCACAAAAGAAGTCTTAAAATCCCTATCTGTATTCCTTGACCAGGTTGGTGTAAGGGAAACGTCTATAATTCTTAGGATTGGTAGCGCTTATGGTGCAAGGAAGCCTACTATGGAAAGATTTTGTGATGTGATAGAAGGGCTTGAGAGTTCAATAGGTGAAAAGCTTTCGGTGTGTAATGACGAGAAGCCAAGCCTTTTTTCTGTAACCGATTTATTAAGTGGGATATTTTACAGGATTGGGATCCCTATAGTTTTTAGATTTTTACCACATCAGTTTAATGCTGGTAGCCTTTCTACTAGGGAGGCTTACTTTCTAGCGGTTTCAACTTGGGTTAAAGGAAAGGTACCTATTTTTATGCATTCTGAATCCTCCGAGGTTGATGAGAATGGTATTTCCCTTTCCCCAGCACCCTCTGATTATCTAAGACATCGAATACCAACTTTTGGTTTAGAAATAGATGTCATCATAGATCTCCCAACAGGATTGAATGGGTGTATGCATTACTTGGCTAATTCGATTTCTTTCAAGCCAATGGTAATCAACAAAATTGGAAAGAAATAATTTTTATTGTACGCTTCCTTTGCTTAGTTTTGTCTAAATTCTAAATATGCCGGAATTAGCTGAATTGAAATTAACCTCGGATTTTGTAAATCTAGCATCTGAGAATAAAGCCTTTACTCACATTAGTAAGAACCCGGACCACAAGTGGAATGAAATTGACTTTGGTGAGGATTTTACAATAGAATCCCAAAGTAGAGGAAAGGAAATTAAACTGGTGTTAAGATCTACACAAACAGATAGAACAAGTAATCTAATGATGACTATGGGTATGGGAGGGCATTTTCAATGGGCAAATCCAAGGGAAAGCATTAAGCACACACATCTTTTTTTCCATGCTAAAAATGGAGGACACCTAGCCTTTGTTGACGTTCGTAGATTTGGTAAATGGAAATGGGGAGATTGGAATAAAGATAGAGGCCCAGATCCTACCACCGAGTATTTTTTGTTCTGTAACAATATATTGAAGAATTTACATAAACTTGCTTTTGATCATCCTATCTACGAGGTTTTAATGAATCAGAGATATTTCAATGGGATTGGGAATTACCTTAGAGCTGAAATATTGTTTCGAATACCCGATGAGGATCCGTTTGTTCCTGCACGAGATTACATAAAGAGGAATACATGGGAGCTTTTTGAACTCTGTCGGGACATCCCAATTAAAGTTTATGAAATTGGTGGTGGTACTATAAAGGACTGGAAAAACCCTTTTGGGGAGGTTTCATCAGTTTCAGATCTTATGTTATGCTATGGAAATCCACATATGCTCAAAATTAAAGACAGAGGTGGGAGGATGTTCTGGTATGACCCAAAATGGAAAAGAATAGAATATGATAGATAAAAGAATTTTAGAGAATTGTCTCTTCTTAGATGTTGAGACTGCAACAGGCTGTCCTGATTTTGAAACCCTGTCTGAGGTGGATCCTAGACTAGCGGAACTTTGGAAAAAGAGAGCAAAATACTACAGAACTGTATACGAGGATATGAACGGACTTGCTACTTCTGAGATTTATAAAGAAAAAGCAACTCTGGAGCCGGAATTTTCAAAAGTAGTTTGTGTGTCCTTTGGTGTACATCAAGAGAATGGGCAGTTTCGTATGACTTCCTTCTACGGAGAGGACGAGGAAGATATTCTCATGAAGACTGCTAAGGTTTTTAATAATGCTCTTGCTAAGAACATGAAGCTCGCAGGACATAATATAAAGGGCTTTGATATTCCCTGCCTTGGTAAGAGGATGATTTATAAACTAAGTTCTCCTGTGCTTCCACAAAACCTTGTTATTTGGGACAAAAAGCCATGGGAGATTCCATATTTGGATACGTCGGAGGTTTTCTCATTTGGTAGTTGGTCGCACCAAAAGTACCTTTCACTAGACCTTCTTGCTTGTTCGTTAGGAGTTGACTCCCCTAAGGGTGATATGGACGGATCTAAGGTTAGTGAAGCCTACTGGAATGATAGAGATTTTGAAAAGATTAAAGAATATTGTGAAAGGGATGTCCAAACCGTAATAGACGTCCTAAACAAAGTAGCAACATAGAATTTCCTTTTTCTATTTCCTTCGGGGATTGTTTGGATATATAAAGTCCAAATAATCCCTTTTTTGTGGGCGCAGTTTTAGATTTTAACAGATTTGTTTTAAATGAGGATAAGATTGGTTCTTTTTATAACGATGAACTAAATCCAAAGTTCTGGGACAAATACAAAAACAAGAATGGTGAAACCCAATGGGTCTTTGATAGGCTAGTAAGAAAAAAGCTGCTTAAGATAGCCGAAGACTTCTATGAAAAATATAGTGATCTATTGGGAGACCTACCTATCGAGGATATACAACTCACTGGATCACTAGCTAATTTTAACTATACAGATAAGTCAGATCTTGATGTTCACGTGCTGGTTGACTTTAATAAGGTAAAGTCAAAACCAGAGATGGTAAAAGCAGCAGTTGATGGTATTAGGTTTGTTTGGAATCTAAGACATGATGTTGTTATTAGAAACCATGACGTTGAGCTTTATCTCCAGAATATACACGAGCCACATACAGCTTCTGGCCTTTATTCCCTGCTTAATGATAAGTGGATTAGAAAACCAAAGTTTGATCCCCCGGAGGTAGACGAGCAAGATGTAAGAAAGAAGTTTGATGGATTAGCATCCGAGATTAATCAAATGGAATCAAAGCTTGTTATTTCTGCATCACTTCCCAAAGATGCAAAGGAGATGTATAAAAGACTTCTTAGGCTGAAGGAGAAGATACAGAAAATGAGAAAAGACGGACTTTCAAAGGACGGAGAATTCTCGATAGGTAACCTCGCCTTTAAAATGCTAAGAAACGAGGGATATATAAGTAAGCTCATAGATTTAATTTCAAAAGCTTACGCTAGAATTTATTCAGAGTAAAAACTTTATTAGAATAGCATGATACTAGTATTTAGAAAGGGCCTTGAATATAATGGGAGCATGAACGGCCTCCCAGAAAACCAAGACGAGAACATTTTCCCAATCATGTCGGTTCCTCTTGATTTAGAGGGCGAAGAAACTGACCTTAATGATTTTCAATGGTGGGCATATTCTGACAAGTGGAATGAGTGGCTAAAAGATAACCCAAGAGAATGGAAAGCTGAATCTCATGACGTGAGGTTTGATAAGGCTGAGCAAATTTTAGAAGGTATAGTAACTGCTAAAAATCCTGTTACCGAATACGTTTCCCACCAGGCTAAGAGTTTATGGAAAAACGGTGAGGTTTCTTCCTTTTCTGATTATGTAAAAATGTTAGAAGCAGAAAGCACATCTGGATCTAGAGATGCTGCTAAGAAGTTTATTAAACTCGGGTATGCTTTAGAAAAACTTTCAAAAGAAGGAAAGCTTAAAGACGTCTTAAAGATGGAAGATCTCGAAGATGATAAGGAATATGCGGTTGTTGTCGATCCAATGACCGAGAGCGGTGACCCAGTTCAAGAGGCAAGACAGGCTTTGAGAATAAAGAAAATTGGGGATTCTGCCGGTATCATTATAGCTGAGGTTGATTACAGCATCCCATTGGGTGAAGTAGAGGACACTAAGGATTTCATGGACAAGGTCGCAGAATTTGCTAAAGATGTAGCAATTGGAGGTGCAGGTCTTGCGGCACTTTATGGTGTAGCTCAAGTAGCTGGGTCTCTGTTCTTAGGATGGCAACTTTTAAAAGGAGCACGTGGTATTTACCGTACGCTCGGAAGGGCTAGAAGAATTCATAGCGCTGTTGCCGGTGCAAGAACTGCAGGAGCACCTGCTTGGAACACGGTTAGATCTTTTGCTACAAGAGCTTTTACAAGAAGAGCAGGGGCACAAGCAGTTGCAAATGCTGCTAGAATTACCTTACCTTCCGGTGCATTTGTTGAGGGCGGATTAGCTTACTCTACAAGAGCAACTGGAAATGTTCTTTTAAAAGGTGCAGCAGAAAAATCCGTTAAGTCAGCAGCACAAAGACTGGTAGCTCAAGGCGGAGCAAGAGCGGCAACAGCAGTAGCTGGTAGAGGAGCTGTAGCTGCTGGTGCAAGCTCAGCTGTAGCTGCTGAAGCTTCTAATCCAGTCGGATGGATTTTGCTAGCAGCTCAGGCAGTCGGTTCTGGAATTAATCAACTATGGAATTGGTATAGTGATAAACAAGCACCTAGGTACGGTGAAGTTGAGGACTTTGCATATGGAAGTTTTAATCCTAAAAATATTCCTGTAGGAAAGGCAATAACCGTTTGCTGGACTAGCGACGGTGGTGCAGGATGGGGTGAATATATCCTGGATATCTTAACTATGTCTAAGGATGATACTAGAACAACTATGGAATTGGTCAAACTTGGTGAGTTTGATGATAGGTCAGTTTTTGTAATGCTTCAAGTAAACTCAGAAATGTTTGAAAAGGCTATGAAGGATAACGACCTTATACTACTGTCTTTTGCTAACAATGATAAATTTGAAAGAGGAACATTTGATAATGATGATCTGGAATTCCAAACTATAGTTATTCCTGATATTACTGAACTTACAATTGGTACATCCTTTGTTGGATACTCAACATGGACCGAAATGAAAGAGGCTTATAAAGAGAGCCCTGATAGCCCAATTTACGTACCAAGCGGAGCAAGAAAGGATTATCAATTCCATTACACAGACAAGGACGGAAACGATGTAAATGTAACTGGAACCCTTGTAAATGAAAATGAGATAAGTGACACAGTCCTACAGGATTTAGTTCCTGGTGCAGCTGGTGCTGTTGAGGAATCTGCTAGTCCCGGTCTAGATTATTCGCACCTGGTAAATGAAAGCAAGGTATTATCATTCAACGACTTCTCAAATAGAGCTAATCCTATAATGGAAGAAGACGAAAACTCTCCAGAAGAAGATGGGAATACAGAAAATGCTGAGAGTACAGAATCCACTGAATCCACAGAAGGGAATACTTACGAGGAAGATTTGCTAACCTCTCTTTCTGCTGCATCTCCACTCGAGACAGAATATAGTCAAATACCAGTATTAGCATATAGAGTTAATAGAATAAGTTTTGTCGACCCAACTGTTAATGAAGATGTTGATCAGTTTAACTACTTTATAATCGGCGAGCAAAGTATGGATCCTAAACCAAATCAGCCAATCCTGGTTGAATCCGCTTCGGAGGATGCTATTGAAGAACCTAGATTTGGATTGAAAACATACGTACCTCCAGTAGAGGATGATGAAAAAAAGGATGATAAGGAAGATGAGATTGATGACCCTGAAGTAATTGATATCGAAGACGTCGATGAACCATCATCTAAAATGGTAAGAACACAAAGAGGCGATGTTCAAATAAAAAGCAAATCAGGATCCCTAACTATTAAAGATAGAGAAATGGAAGGTGGCATTAACATCTTTGATGAATTTGCAAACTCTAGCTTGAAGAAAAAACTTAATATCGATGATTGGAAAAACATAACTAGCGTAAAGGTTAGGTATGATAATGAGGGAGAACCTAAAAAGGTAATTTTGAAAAACAGGTTTGCAAAAGTTGGTGATAGGAGAAGGGTTTTACAGAAAGGGGAGCAAGGATTTGAATCTGCTTTAAAATTTGCAGAGTCTGTAGAAGATGGTATATCTTTCTCCTGATAAAAAAACGTCAAATTTTCTGAAAAAGAAAATGGATATATAAAGTTAAATAATAGCAAAGTCAAGAAATGAACGAGTCTTTATTGAATGGGAACCTTCTCTTCATCCTTGAAAAGCAAGAAAATAATCTTGCAGTTTCAAAGGACGGTAACTCGGATGGTGGTGGTTATATACTCAAAGGTATTGCTGCTCAGTTTGGGAAAGAGAATAATAACAATAGAATATACGAGGAAGGTGAATACCTACCTCACCTTGAGTACCTAAAGGATAAGATAGGACAAAAGAGATTAGTTGGTGAATTAGATCACCCTGAAAAATTCGACGTATCTCTTAAAAACATTTCTCACGTTGTAGAAGATCTTGTTTATGACAAGGACGGAAGAGTATTAAACATTAAGGTTCGTTTGCTTGACACACCAGCTGGACAAATTGCTAAGAAATTAGTTGATGCTGGTATACCTCTTTCTATTTCTTCTAGAGCAGCTGGAAATGTAGGTCCAGATAAGAAGGTACAGATCAAAAAGATCTTTACTTATGATTTGGTTGCAGATCCAGGTTTCCAAGACGCTCAACTCGAGAGAGTTTATGAAAGCGCTGGATTTGATGCTTTTGAATTTGAAGAAAGATCAAAAAAATCCGTTGTTAACAACTTAGAGTGTGTAAATGAGTCACTAGGTATAGAAAATGAATCTGGGGTAAAGATATATAAAGTTGAAAATAGCGAAGAATTCGAAAAAATCCTTAATCAAGAAAAAAATAAATCCAACATTATGGAGGCCAACAAAGAATATGTTACTGCTGACGAGCTTAATAAGTATTCTATCTTTTTGAAAAATAAGATGGATGAGCTGGAAACGCAGATTTCTGAAATGAAACAACAAGAAGCTCAAGTTTCCGAGAGCGAAAGTGAATCTGTAGATTGCAAAGCTTTGGAGGAAAGAGTTGCTAAGCTAGAAAAGTACTCCGAGTATCTTGCTGAAAATCTAGAAAGTGCTATTAAGTACGGTGAGTATTTGTCAGAAAACCTAGATAGCAGCATTACGTATTCTAAGTACCTTGCTGAGAATCTAGACAAGACTATCTCTTATTCTAAGTATTTGGCCGAAAATGTTGATAAGGGTATTTCTTACACTGAATATGTAGCTGAGAATGTTGATAAGACTATCGACTATTCTAAGTATTTGGCAGAAAAACTAGATGATGGTATTCAATATACAGAATACGTGGCTGAAAATCTTGATAAGAATATCGCTTACTCTGAATACTTAGCAGAAAATGTTGATAAGAACATTGCTTACTCTGAGTATTTGGCAGAGAATCTAGATAAGGGTATTTCTTACTCTGAATATCTAGCAGAAAACTTAGATAAGGGAATAGCTTACTCTGAGTACATTGCAGAAAAACTAGATCAAGGAATAAACTACACTGAGTACCTAGCAGAAAACCTAAATAAAGGTATTGCTTACTCAGATTATTTAGCTGAAAAGCTAAATGGAAATATAGCTAACACTGAAGCTATACACGAAAGCGTTAAAGCAGAAAACTCGCCAACACTTAACGAAAGTGCTAGGGAAAATGCTGAAAGCGCATCTAAAACTGAATTGGTTGAATCAGGATTTGCTGGAGATTATGAAAATCTCGGAAGCAAGATTGATTCTCTAATTGAATCAGTCAAAACACAAAAGACTGAGGAAAATATAAATGAGGCACAAACGAAAGTTGAGCCGACTGCTCAAACACAAAAAGCAGATGAGGCAATCAACGAAGCCGAAGAAGAAACATTGGCAGGATCATCAGGTCACAAATTTATTGATGAAATGCCAGAAGATTACTCTCCGATTTGGGAGTCACTAAATGAAAGTCAAAAGCAATCAGTAATTGCACAATCAGCTTTCTATAACTTAGAGACTGCTTATCAGATCAAGAACTTCTGGTCAACTCGTCAGCTTGGTGCTAAACCAGTAGGACTTCAGAAACTTCAAGAGAGCCAAGAAACACCAGAGCCTAAGACGGCTACTAACCCTCAGGGGTATTCAAACGATTACCTTAATTGGGTCGCTAAGTCGCTCGAAGGTAAGTTTTAAAAACTAAAAAAATAAAAGATAGTAAAATGAAACTAATCAACGAAGCAGAAATCTTCGAAACCTGGTCTCCTATCATCGAGCAGAAGGCCGGTATTCAAGATGCTGAAAAAAAAGGATGGTTGAGCAAGTACTGCCACTACCATTCATTAAACGAGTCTGCTGGTGCATATCAGTCACTAGCAACTGTAAACGGTATGGGTGCCGTACAACCACCCGCATACCCAGGTGGGTATAACTCCACTGGTTCTGCAGTAGGTACGCAAGCAAATTCTGCTTTCTATAACTCTGCTAACCAAGGTTCAGGTGATAAGTTTCCTTCACTTCTTCCATTGGCAATTCAGGTTGCTGCGAAGACTGTTGGATTCGATATCGTTCCTGTAATTCCTATGTCAGGTCCTACTGGCGTACTTTCTTACCTAGATTACGTATACTCAGGTGGTAAAATCAG